ACAAACAGGAATTATACGAAGATGTATACAAAAAATTGACGAATACTTGCCATAGCATAGAGAAGAATAGTTAAACTGAAATATTGAGAAGGAAGTGACACATGCAATGAGATATTGCTATATAGACAATGGGTGTCATGGATGTAATGGTAAACGAACGCAAAAGGGTAAGATACCTTTTGAATGCTGGGCATGTTCTTACCTGGATGTTAAAATAGGTTTGGGGGATAAGAAAAATAAAAGTGATAAATATTCGACAAAATAAAACAATCGGATTACTAGGAAGGTCATAGACGGCCTTCCTTTTTTGATGTGGGGAAATACTGGTAAGGATGATTGGAAAGGCTCAGTGTTGCGCTGATGAGCCAGAGGACCTATTTCTGCATTGCTATGTATTATGTCAGATAGGCCCATGTAACAATGGCGTAACATAGTGTTACTGGTGTACGCTGGGTGGAAGGGAATATAATCGGGTTATGACAAAACGGACCGTTGAAAAAGCGGATGATTGGAGGCTGACATGAAAATTGAGAAAGGAACTATTGCAAGAACCGTTGTGCTGATTGTAGCATTGATTAACCAGGTACTCACCATGACAGGATATAATCCGCTCCCATTTGCGGACGAGTCTGTATATGAAGGCGTAACTGCGGTACTGACTGTAGCAGGATCATTGTGGGCATGGTGGAAAAATAACAGTTTTACCACGGCTGCGATTCAGGCCGACCAGAATATGAAGGAACTGAAACGGAAGGGATAAGCCATGCAATTACTCATTAGTGCGATCCTCTCAGTAATATCAGGCGTGTTGCTATTTCTCTTAAAGGAGCTGCTTAAAGATAATAGGCGGCTCAGAGATGAACGGAAAAAAGAAAACGAGCAGCGAGAGGCTGCACTGAAGGAAGGCATGGTGTGCCTGCTGAGGGTGTACCTCATTGAGGCACATGCTAAATACATGGCCCTGGGTGAGATAAGCACTCATGGGTATGAGAATTTTGAGGCCATGTATGAAGCATATAGCAAGCTTGGGGGAAACGGCCTGGTCACGCATATGTGGGAGGATATCCAGGAATTGAGGATTAAGACGGGAGGCAAAAAGGATGGGACGTGATATCAGTGTATGTCATCCACGGTTACAGGTGAAGGCAATACAGCTTGTGGGTGAATGTGAGAAACAGGGGCTTAAGATTAAAGTTACCGACTGCTTCAGGAGCAAGGAAGAACAAGATTCACTTTATGCTCAGGGCAGGACAAAGCCGGGAAAAATCGTGACCAATGCTCCGGGTAGCTCATACAGTTCACATCACATGTGGGGTACAGCCTTTGATTTCTGCCGGAATGATGGACAGGGGGCCTATGAAGATCGGGATGGTTTTTTCTCCAAAGTTGGAGCCATTGGTAAGAGTCTGGGACTTGAATGGGGTGGAGACTGGACTAGTCTTGTAGATAAGCCTCACTTCCAGTTACCAGATTGGGGAAGTAATACAAGCCGCCTCAGAATGATTTATGGGACACCGGATGTCTTTATGCGGTCGGCGGCATGGGAACGTGGAAATGTTACAGAAATAATTAATGGTGGGGAGGATTATGATATGCCGCTGATTAGGAAAGGAAGCCGTGGTAAGGCCGTGCAGATATGGCAGGTCATCATCGGCGTGACGGCCGATGGGATATTTGGAAGCAACACAGAGGCCGCAACATGGTTATTCCAGCAAAATGCTGGGCTGGCAGTTGACGGAATTGTTGGAAAAAATAGCTGGAAGGCAGGACTGGAAAGCGTGGTGTGACGGAATGGCAGGAAGAAAGAATAATTATGAGACCTATGTGCTGCCCTATCTTCCGCAAATAGAGGAGTGGTCTAGGACCATGACAGAGGCCCAAATTATTGAAAAATTGGGTATCGGAAAAACGGCCTGGTATGGATATAAGAAGTCTCATTCGGAATTAACGGAAAGAATAAAAAAAGGCCGTCAAAATTTAGTGATAGAGTTGCGCGGTGCACTTATTAGGCGTGGTCTTGGATACAAGTACAAGGAAACAAAGACGGTCACAGAACAGGTGCACTGGTCTGAGGACGAATATTTTTCCCTTCTTGATGCTGGATTTACACCGGAACAGATAAAAAAGGCAAGATTAGTTAGGACAGAGGAAGCCACAAAAGAAATGCCTCCAGATGTTGCAGCCCTTAATCTCCTGCTTAAAAACTATGATAAGGAAGATTGGGCCAATGACCCGCAGGCATTAGAGCTTAAAAAACAAGAGCTTAAGCTCAGAGAAAAACAGATTGAAAATAATGCCTGGTAGGAGGACACTATGAAGATGTTCGCAGTTGCCGAAAACAAAGAATTAATTGAAATCAATAAGACTGTAAATGTATCCTTACTGAAAGATTCGTGGATAGCGATAGAAAAAGGGTTGTATAAACAGGCTATTGCCGTAAAAGATATCAAGAATGATGACAAGCCAATTTTGTTTAAAAGCCTCCCGGCAGATGTTTCTAAGGATGAAAGTGAAGATTATGGTATTAATTTTGGGCTAATATCTGGAGGTAAAGCCGAAAGTGAAAACATCACCTTTTATGCTACAGATTCATTATCAAATGATATTGATGTGATTCTGGCTTTAGGTAATAAAGGTGACGGTACTCTTTTAATTGCAGGGGGAGGTTCATCTGAAAAAAATCAGATATCTAACGTAGTTATTACCATCACAGACAATGCGGCCATAGCCGAAGGCGGTGTTGTAACTGCAACTTGTAATAATAAGAGATGGAGCAGCACTATTAAGAATGGTAAGGCAAAGCTGTATACATCGGAGGTAGGCAACTACACCATTACAGTTGTGACTACTGATGCAGAGCCGGTTACATACACAACCATGCTGGTGTGCCCATACTTCGGTCAGTTTTCCACTGATATCTACAGCGGTACCCTGGTAGTCACCTGCACAGAGGATGGTGGAAATGGAAAGACCTGTAACGTTCGGAGCTGCGACGATGAGTACAACCCCACAGATGCATACAACCTGACACAGACGTTTGATACGGGCCTGGAGCTGACCTTTTTAGGGATTCCATCGGGGAAGTATCTGGTTACAGTGGATAACAAGTATGTGTTTTTCAAAGAAATTGTTACCATACAGAATGTCAATTCTGTCAATGTAGAATTGAAGCAATGGTTATATAAGAATGGCGACCAATGCTTACACAATACTGGTGGTTGGATGAAATGTGCTATTAAACAGGATGTATCGACAGTATCAAAACAAAATGGCTCATCTACGGGCGTTGCCAATGCAAATGTGGCATTTAATTCAAGTAACATTAGTTTTATTTGTAATGGATATTCTAATGCCGTCAGAGCGGCCGCATTCGATTCTTATTATGGAATCAGAGGCGCGACATATGCAACAACAACTCTTGGTACAGTCAAAGCCTTACGAGAAGATATAAAAGATTATAAAACTTTGAACGTAACGGGGAAATCATCACAATTAATAGCAGCGTTTAGGACTGGAGCTGCCAATAGTGGTTCCATTAAGGTTAATACAGCTACAGTACTCGGCTCTGGTTCACCGCCTTTGAATCTTAATATAGGGAGCAATCATCCATATCTGGTATTAGGATGTACTGTAGGGTATGAAGGTATTGATTGGTACGGAGATATGCCATCTTCGGTTAGCTATAATGCAAATTGCTCAATTACAGAAGTATGGTTGAGGTAATTATTCCAACCATACTTCTGAGATAGAATGTATACGTTCTATACTAAGAGGGGATTGTACATGGGTGGTTTGTGTAATTGCCGGATATGAACAACTATCTCCAAATACTAAGTAAGGATAACTTTCACCAAGCGTTAAATCCATCCCCGCGGAAGTACCGCTTGCTAAAATAGTTGCGGTACTTATGGTTGTATTTTCATCATTTGACGCCCCCACACGAAGAATTCCTTTTAACGTATTATCATCAGATTTAACCATTCGCAAATGTTTGTATAACGATATACTTTTTTTGAACGGAAGTTTTGTCCCAAAGGCAACAGAGATTGAAAAACCATCTCTCATATAGTAGGTTCCATTTCGTTTGAGAGGAGCATTTCCAATAAGCTTACATAATAGTGCAGATTCACCTAATTCTGCTGCACCAGATGCAGTTGCAGTAACACCGCTACTATTCGAACTGGTAAAAGATGTAGAAACTTTACATTGAATCCAACCACCAGTATTGTGTAAGCATTGGTCGCCATTCTTATATAACCATTGCTTCAATTCTACATTGACAGAATTGACATTCTGCCCATAAAAAGAAAGAAGGTGATACACCATGAAGATTTACACAGACAGCCAGAATAGAATATGCGACATTGGTACATCTACCAACCCGGCCCTACGGGAACTGGATGTACCTGACGGGACCTTCGGGGACATCGTGGATGCGCAGATCAAGTGTTATGCCTGCGCCCTGGATGCCGGAGGTAACCCGTCCATCCGGCTGCTGGTCACGCCGGAACTGTTTGACCAGATAGGGATTCTGGAACAGGAAAAAGCTAAGGTAAAACATGATAGTGATATGGTCATTGCTGAAATGACTATAGCTATGGCTGAGATGCAGAACAATACAGATATGGCAGTAGCTGAATTAACTATGGTTATGGCAAATATGGTTGGAGGTAATGAAAATGTTTGACAAGAACAGTTTATTAGTTAAGACGTGGGTACGTCTGGTAGAAGGAAATACTTATACTAGGGAACAGGTACCTAACCTCAGTAATTTAAGGATGGTTGTGTGGGAAATTTTAGACGATAAGGAGGTAACAGCATGATTTTTACAAAGAGTAGTGTATTAGTTAAGACGTGGGTTTCACTGGTATTATCTGGGACATTTACAAAAGAACAGGTTCCAAAATTATTTAACCTTAAGATTGTTGTATGTGAAATTGTGGATGGATTAATAGCTGAGTAGTATATATGGTATCCTTCTGGTACGATGTTATCAAAAAACGGATGATACCATATGGAAACCACATTACCGAATGAGTTAATAGGTGAACTGAAAAAGAAACTAGGAAGTGAATCAATATTTGAAGTGGAAAAGGCACTAAACAGGATACTTCCTATGTATGAGATTGTGAGGCGGGAGATATGCGGTTGTAAAGATTTTGATGAAGATATATACATTCTTTATCGTGAATATTTTCGGAAAAAAGAATCTGCTGGGATATCAAAAACGACCTTAAGTCAATACTCGTATCAAATTAAGGAGTTTATTCAGTATATTAACAAATCGCCAGAAAAAGCAAGTGCAGAGGATGTTAATAATTTTCTGGATTTTATTAAGGAAAAACGTAACCTGACAATGCACTCAAAATCATTACGTAGGACAATACTGAGTAGTTTTTACACATGGCTGCAAATCAATGGGTATGTAAGACTTAATCCAGTGAAACAAACAGAACCTATTAAATATAAAATTTTAACTAGAGAAGCACTTACGATGTATGAATTGAAACAATGCAGAAAAGCATGTCAATTAGATTTGAGAGCGTCAACAATGCTTGAATTGTTTTATTCAACTGGATGTAGACGGGCTGAAATACTGAGTATAGACATACAGGATATAAATTGGTCTGGTAGATATATACGAATTTTAGGTAAGGAGAACAAGGAGCGGTTTGTTTTCTTTTCAGTCCGTTGCAGTAAATTACTTATGGAATATCTATCAGGAAGGGCTAAAGGGCAGATATTCATTTCAAAGCGTTATTCAAATGCCCCTATTGGAAAACAGGCCATAGCTGATGAATTGAGGAATATAGGAAAACAGGCCGGATTAAAGAGAAATCTTCATCCCCATTTACTCCGGCATACATTTGCAGTAACGATGATGGAACATAATGTTGCACTTAACGACCTAGCAATTATCATGGGACATGAGGATCTTAAGACAACTGCGATATATGCCAAGTCATCTCTAACCAGATTAAGAAAAGAACATGAAAGGGCAATTGATTAATGTTTAAGAGCTTAACAGATTTTTACCGTTCGAAGGAATGGACGCTGCTGTCAGTTCAGTTGCGGCATGAGCGGGTGAATGAGGAAGGCGTGATTATATGTGCGCATTGTGGTAAGCCCATAGTCAGGGCCTATGACTGCATAGCTCATCATACCGTGGAGCTGACAGAGCGTAATATCAATGATGTAAACATATCACTTAATCCTGAGCTGATAGAGCTGGTACATCACAGATGCCATAACCGGATACATGATAAGCTGGGAAAGATTAAGCAGGAGGTGTACCTTGTATGGGGTTCACCTCTCAGCGGGAAATCATCATGGGTGGATGATGTACGGGAGCCTGGAGATTTGATAGTGGATATGGATTTAATATGGATGATGGTGAGCGGATGTCCTAAGTATATTAAGCCTGACAGACTGAAAAATGTTGTGTTTAATGTACGGGATAGACTGCTGGAATGTGTGGAGTATCGCATTGGTTCATGGAAAAATGCATATGTGGTAGGTGGATATCCGCTTGTCTCCGAACGTGAGCGATTAATACGAAGATTAGGCGCAAAAGAAATATATATAGATTGCACCAAAGAGGAGTGCATGGGTAGGTTGAAAAAAGATGCTTCAAGGGGAAATGAATGGGTGAAATACATCGAGGAATGGTGGAGGATATGCCCCCCGCCTCAGTGATAGCGGGACCTGTAGGGGGACTGTTGGGGTGGTGGTGTTTTTCACAGAAACGAAAAAATCACTTTTCCGGTATGGAATGTGCTGGAGTTTTGAGGAAAGGATGGGAGCCATGGACAGAAAGGAAGAACTAATCAAGGCCCTGGGAGCCAAAGTTAATATGACTTTACTGGGTGAAATGGTCGATGAAGTCATATTTATTGAAAAGCAGTTGGAAGAAATAAAAAAACTCCCTTTCATCAAGGTACACCCATCCAATCCACAACTACAGAAAAGCACGCCAGCAGCAGGGCTTTATATCAAGCTTAATGCTCAGTATAATTCAGCTCTCAGAACATTGGCCTCCCTATCTGGTCAAAGTGACAGCTCAGAAGATTCACCTTTAAGAAAGTGGGCTAAAAAACGTGCTGATAATAAATAAGACAATTTGGACCCCTGACAACTCTTTCCTACTTGAATATCGGGAGCGGGCCGGAACAGGAGAAATTATTATAGGTCAGGAACTATGGCAGGAACTAGAGAACCTGGCCGATGATTTCCACAATGAACGTTACTACTATGACACGGACATGGCAATGGAACGGATGGACTTTATGGAGAATTGTGTGAAACTTACAAAGTCACCTTTTTATGGTCAGCCTATGATTCTAATGTTGTGGCAGAAAGCCTTGATTGAATGCTTATATAGTTTCAAAATGAGCCGGGAGAGCCAGGAACGAAACCTGATAATTAACAGGTTCCAAAAACTTCTGTTGCTGATTGCCAGGAAGAACACCAAAAGCGAGACATCTTCTGCCCTCGCCTTGTCAGAGTTCATTTGCGGTAATGATGGTTCCGACATCGTGGCCTCCAGTAATGATGATGCGCAAGCAAGTATTGTGTTCGATGCAATTGACACTATGAGGCAGCTAATAGATCCGGATGACATGGACACGAAACGGAACCAGCGTTTTATTTTAAATAAAAATACAAATACGAAAATTTTTAAGCTGTCCGACCGGACAAAGAACAAGGAAGGCCGAAACATTGATTTTGCAATTGTGGATGAAACGCATGAAATGCAGCAGAACATAATCGGCAAAAGTATTGAACAGTCTCAGAGCCTTAAAGATAATCCTATGTTTATCAACATTACCACTGAGGGTTTTGTCGTTGACGGATATTTGGATGATGAGCTGAGAAAAGGCCGTAAGGTAATCATGAAAGAGGATACGGGCCTGGCTGCTGAAAGGTTGTTGCCATGGTTTTATACTCAAGATAGCGAGCTTGAGGTGTGGCAGGGAAACAGGGAAAACAGGCTATGGATGAAAAGTAATCCTACATTAGGAATTGTCAAGAAATGGACCTACCTGGAGCAGCAAGTTGACGTTGCGAAGCAGAGCAAAGCAGATAGGATATTTGTACTCAGCAAGGACTTTAATTTTAAACAGTCATCCGCTGAAGCATGGATGAATCTGGAGGATTACTGGTATGACGCTACATATGAATTAGAGCGGTTCCGTGGGGCCGTGTGCCTGGGGAGCGTGGACCTGGCCTTTACAACGGATATGGTGAGCGTCAAGGTATTGCTGATGATGCCTGACGATGATACCAAGTATATCCACCAGCATTATTTCATTCCAGAAACTAAATTAACAGAATCAGACGATAAAAATGCCGGGGCAGATTATGCGGAATGGGCCAAACAGCAGTTGCTCACGGTATGCCCTGGCAGTGACGTGGACCTGTCTATGGTGGGTGACTTGTTTTATATGTTGTATAAAGATTTGGGTATCCGGCTATATAAATGCGGTTACGACCAAAAGTTTTCCAAGCAGTGGATTACACAGATGGAGTACTATGGCTGGACCAAAGAGAATGAGGAACTGATATTGATACAGCAGAACAGACAGACACTTACAAATGCCATGAAATTATGTGAAAGTGATTTTAAACATAGGCTTATTAATTACAATATGAATCCTATAGACAAGTGGTGCCTGGGAAATGCAGGAATAGAGGTGGATGATTTAGGCCAGTGCATGGCCGTAAAAATGGAAACAGAAAAGCGTATTGACGGCGCAGTCACCTACCTAATTTTGTATGAAATGTACCGCAGATATCGGACTGAATTATCTAAAATTATTGGAGGTAAAAAGTGATGGGTTTGTTTGATGGTATCTTAAAAAAATTGAATAAGAAAACAACCTATGCTCAGATGTTGAACGGCTTCACTCCCATATTTTCACAATTTGGTGACGATATTTATGCAAGTGATGTGGTGCAGCAATGCATTACCTGTATTGTGGATGAAATCAAGAAACTTCGTCCAATCCATGAGCGTAGCACGGGAGAAGATATTATTCCCGTAAATGATGATATTCAATGGGTATTGAATAATCCAAATCCTCTGATGACAAAAAGCGAATTCCTTGAGAAATTTATATGGTCTTTATTTCTTCATTACAACGCCTTTGCAATCCCTGTCTATGATGTATGGATGGATGAAAAGGGAAACGAGCGCAGGAACTACCGGGCAATATATCCAGTACAGCCTAATTTTGTTGAGTTTATTGAGGATGCGTCCGGTACGCTTTATATCACAATGAAATTTGCAAACCACTATGAAACCACATTACCCTATAGTGACGTGATCCACATTAAATATCGCTACGGAGTGAATGAGTTTTTAGGAGGTGACGCACAAGGGCAGCCGAACCACAAAGCATTGCTTAAGACACTACAACTTAATGAGGATTTGATGACAGGTGTTTCTAAGGCCATGCGCTCAAGTTTTGCTATCAATGGTGTGGTAAAGTATAACTCCATCATGGACACGGCTAACACTCTGGATGCTATCAAAGAGCTGGAGCAGAAACTACTAGCAAACCTGAGTGGTTTCCTCCCTATGGACCTAAAAGGCGATTTTATACCGTTTGACCGTAAAATCAAATTGGTGGATGCCGAAACAATCAAGTTCATTGATGAAAAAATATTGAGGAATTTTGGTGTTCCACTTTGCATTTTAACTGGTGACTACACAAAGGCACAGTATGAGGCATTTTACCAGAAGTCAATCGAACCATTGGTAATAAGTCTTTCTGATGAGTTCACAAGAGTGTTCTTTACGGAACGCCGCCGAAGGTTAGGGAATCAGATAACATTCTATCCTAAAGACCTTATCTTTATGAGCACTGACCAAACAATTGAAATGGTCCGGTTACTGGGGGATAGCGGAACATTATATGAAAATGAAAAACGTGTTGCCTTTGGTATGCGTCCTGATGCCGCCCTGGTTGGCAGGCGCATGCAATCTCTTAACTATGTGGACGTAGAGTATGCAAGAGAATATCAGACTAATGGAGGTGGTAAAGATGTCAAGAAAAAAGAAACAGAACCTACAGACGAAGGACCAGAAGTCGGAACTGATTAGACGGAATTACACATTTGAAATCCGGGCAGAGGAAGGTGAACATGGTAATGTGATTGTAGGCCGTCCCATCGTTTACAACTCCAGGACTGACATGGGATGGTTTGATGAAATCATAGAGCCTGGAGCCTTAAATGCTACTGATTTGACAGACGTGCGTTTTTTGGTGAATCATGATTTGTCGAAAATCCCCCTGGCCAGGAGCCGGAGAAACAACGGAAACAGTACCATGCAGTTGATAGTGGACAACGATGGCCTGTCAATCCGGGTACTGCTTGACATAGAAAATAACGCTGATGCCAGGGCTTTATACTCTGCTGTGCAGCGTGGTGATATAACAGGTATGTCCTTTATGTTTGGAATATCAGATGAGGAATGGGAAAACCTGGACTCAGACCATCCTACAAGGCATATAAGGGCATTAAGTGTTGTAGTAGAAGTAAGTGCAGTAACATTTCCGGCCTATGAGGCCACGGAAATAAATACCCGTGATAAAGCGGCATTGGAAAATGCCAGGTCAGCGCTGGAGAGTGCCAGACGGTCACAGGGGGAGTCAGTGGACACTGACCAGGAAAAGGAAAAATTAAAGATTCAGATTGCAATTTTAGGAGGTAAAGATTAATGGGAAGAAAAACGATTCTTGAAAAGCGGCTTGCCAGATTACAGGGAAAGATTGCGGAGCTTACACAGCGTTCCCAGGCGGCTGATATTACAGTGGAGGAGCTGAGGAGCATCCAGTCAAAGATTGTGGAGATTAGGGAGGATGCCCAGGATGTCCAGGATGAGCTTGACTGCATGAATGGGGGAGAGCCGAATGACCCGGATGATCCAGATGATCCAGATGTAGAGGGACGAGATGGAGGTGGTTTTTGGAGGAATCAGGTACCACAGAATGCCCAGACCAGAGGCGGCAACCCCCTGGCTGCATATGCAATTGGTAACGGCCAGGACCAGACACATACCAGGCAGAACGAAGTGCCATACAGCTCTATGGAGTATAGAGTCGCATTTAAGAACTATGTACAGAGAGGTATATCCATCCCTGACGATGTAATGGAGCGGGCCAGGACAGCGGGCAACGAGATGAACAAGAGAGCTGGGGGAGACCCTGGTCCGTCCGTGACTGCTGATATTGGCGCTATCATCCCTGAAACAATCATGAATGAGTTCATCAAGGATGTAAGTAAGGTATATGGACACATTTATTCCAAGGTGCGCAAGCTTAATGTTAAGGGCGGTGTAAAGTTCCCAATCTCTAAACTTAAAGCAACCTTTAAGTGGATTACTGAAACAAAAGTTTCAGATAATCAGAAAGCCGGAGATATCAACGAGTTTATCCAGTTTGATTATAACATCGGTGAAATCCGTGTGACTGAAACACTGCTTGCACAGGTTGTATCCCTAGACCTGTTCGAAAGTGAGATTACCCGTATCATGGTTGAGGCATATGTGGAGACCATGGATAAGGTCATCATGAGCGGTACTGGACAGGGGCAGCCATTAGGAATTATTAAGGATGACCGAGTAACAAACGTGGTAACATTCACGGCTGAGGAATTGGCAGACTGGACCGCCTGGAGAAAGAAACTGTTCGCCATCGTACCGCTCTCAAAACGTGGTCAGGGAGAATTTTTGTTCCCTGCATCTACAGTTGAGACTTACCTGCTGACCATGAAGGACAAGAACGACCGTCCACTGTTTAAGGAGGCCACAGAGTTGAACATGGGTAACACGGCCGGCTCATTCTTTGGGCGGACCACGGACCTTGTGGAGCCGGATGTAATCCAGGATTTTGATACTGCAAATGCAGGTGATGTTATTGGAGTGTTTTGGGTACCAAAGGACTATGCAATTAATACCAACATGGAGTTTGGTATGAAACGCTGGTTTGATGATGATAAGAATGAATGGGTGAATAAAGGTCTAACGATTGTTGATGGTAAAATCCTGGATACATCAGGATGTTACCTGCTTAAGAAAGCAGCATCCGCACCTAGCGCTTAATATCTAACAGGGGGAATGGGTAAATGGATAATTTAAAATTGCTTAAACCAGTAAAAGATATGCTGGGCATATCTGGCAATTTTCAGGATGACACCATAAGGGGGTACATTGACGATGTTGTAGATTTCATGTTAGGCGCCGGAGTATCTGAGACCGTTATGGATTCTACAAGCAGTCATGGAGCCGTGGCCCGTGGTGTGGCCGATTTATGGAACTATGGTATGGGCAATACATCCTTTTCCCCCTATTTTCTGCAACGTGTAACACAACTCTGCTATCGTAAAGGTGGTGATATGAATGAGTGAATACCGTCCAAGCCAGCCATTTACAGTTCCCGTTATGCTGCTGGTCCCAACTTATAAGACTATCAAAGGGGTGAAACAAACTGTATATCCTGATGCTGGTCCGCTCATCTTCTGCTCCTATAAGACGTATGGCGGTACAGATACCATGATCAACGGTATAGTGGCCGTAGAGGATACAGGGTATGTGGAGACATGGTACAGACCGGACATTAAGTCAGATTGTTATATTCGATTTGTAGAGTCAGGGGAAGAATATGAAATCCTGGGGAAGCCGGAGAACATTAATATGCGTAATCAGTTCTGTAAATTTAAGGTGCATATCGTTACTGGAGGTGCATAATGGCAAAGAACAAGATTGGGTTACAGTTTGATGGTTTTAAGGAACTTATGAGCCAGCTTGATAAGCTGGGAGGGGACCTGAAAGCTCCAGTGGAGGATGCTCTGATAGTGACGCAAAAGCACATTGCTGACCAGGCACATGCAGCAATGGTAAAGCACCACAGAACAGGGGATACAGAGGCCGCAATTGTGGATGATAGCCTGGTCACATGGGAAGGAAGTACAGCGAGTATAGGAGTTGGTTTCGACCTTGCTAATGGCGGGATGCCATCCGTGTTCCTGATGTATGGGACTCCTACCATGGCAAAAGATACGGCATTATACAATGCTGTATACGGTTCCAAAACAAGAAAAGAAATTGCAAAGCTTCAAGAGGATGTAATACAGACGGCAGTTAAAAAGAGGATGGGCTGATGGAAGATAAATTAATTGAGGTATTAAGCACACTTGGTTATGAGGTGCACAGACAGGGAAGCCTCGCAAGCGAGAATGATTATCCAGACAGCTTCTTTACTTTCTGGAACAATAATTCTGAGGATGGGAACCATTATAACAATCAGGCCATCAGTTGTATATGGGATTTTGATGTGAACTTTTATGGCAAGGATATAGCGCTGGTTTACAAAACCATAGACGGGGCTATTAATTTACTAAAACAGAATGGATTTATCATATCCGGTAGAGGTTATGATGTACCTAGTGGAAAACAGTCACATATTGGTAGGGGATTAAATGCCCTGTTTATTGAGGAAATGGAAAGGAATGGGTAAGCTATGCCGAATGAAGGTAAAAAGATTACGGAATACAGAGGTATTGAGGGGCTTGTTTATGCAGAAATAACAAAGGATACGGCGGATGTATTTGAAGGTGGAGAAGTAAAGGATTTAGCTGGTGTTGCAGAATTATCCAAAACCACAGAGTCATCCAGTGAGCCACATTATTATGATAATATACCGGCTATTGTTGTGACTTCCACGGGTTCCGATGAGGTTACAATAACAACATCCGCTTTAGAGTTGGCTATCGTAGCTGAGCTTACAGGTCAGGGTTATGATGCGTCTACAGGAATGTTGATTGAAGGGGAACGTGTTACGAAGTATTTTGCCATGGGATACAGGACAAAGAAAACAGATGGAAGTGAGGTACTTGTCTGGAGGCTGAAAGGTACTTTTTCTATACCAGATTCTACCCATGCTACGGAGAACGATGGAACAGACGCCAATGGTCAGGAGCTTACTTATACAGGTATCTCCACCACCCATAAATTTACCAAAACAGGTAAACCAGCAAAGGCCGTAAATGTTGATATGGGATTAGGACTTGTGGATGATACTGATTTCTTCACAACGGTGCAGACACCAGACACAGTAAAAGCCAAAGTTGAGCAGCCAGCAAATTAAGGAGGATAACGAATTATGTCATTAAAATTACCGATATACAGAAACGGAGTCATTGAAAAAACTTATGAGGTGGAGAACTTTAGAATACCGTATGGGGTTATACAGGATGTTTTACATCTGGTAGAGGTTGACAAATTGAATGATGAGATGGCGATAGCAGGTATGCTGCTGGAAGCATTTGACCTTGTTGATCCGCTGCTTAAGGACCTTTTTCCAGGTCTTACGGATGATGATCTGAGGCACGCTGACTTTGTGGACATTGGCCTGGTATTCACTGGTGTTGCCCGGTATGCGATTGAAAAGTTGTCTAAGGGCTTAAAAAGGGGGGGCAACTAGCAGGGGACGGCCCACAGCCGTCCCTTTTTGAAATCTTGTTCGACCTGGATTGTGTCATCTGTGAACGTTTCCCTTCCCTTAATCCTATACAGATTAGGGGATATAGAGGAAGCGAGGTATTTTTATTGGTTGACAGGATAAATCATGCAGCCGATAGGAAAAAGGTTTTAGGTAATCAGGCCAGTGGGGTTATACGCCGCCCAGCAGGTGACAACTGGTTTTAATGAGGTGATGACGATTGAAAAGATAACATGCACGCTATGCAATAAAACATTGCTATATGCAGAATATGTAAAAGGTGAAATCAAATGTCCCAGGTGTGGGACTGTGAATAAAATTAAATACAATCCTTCCAAAGGCAAGAGCGTATAAAACGCACCATTTGAGTAGCGTCCGCGCCTACTTTGGCAATTTGAAAAGTAGGTGAGGGAATGGGAAAGAACGGGCAGGAAGTTACAACTACATTTAAGGTTGACATATCGGAATTAAAAGCCAATATCCAGGAGGCTAACAGGCAGATACGGCTTGCAAACAGTGAGTTTAAAAAAGCCTCATCCGGCATGGACAACTGGGGCAAGAGTGCTGACGGTATCAGTGCCAAGGTAAAACAACTGAATAGTGTAATCGGCGCGCAGGAATCCATATTGGGTGAACTGACTGCCCAGTATGAAAAAACTGCTGCTGAAAAAGGTGTGGACTCCAAGGCTGCTCAAGAGTTAAAGATAAAAATTAATCTCCTGACATCTGATATTAACAAGAACAAGAAGGCTGTTGACAGCTATACTCAGGAGCTGTCTAAGATGAAAGATAGTACCAGCTCCACGATGTCAGCCTCAGAGGCATTAAGAGCTGAAATTTCTCAGCAGGAATCAGAGCTTGCATCCCTAAAGGGACAGTACCAAGATACAGTACTGGAACAGGGGGAAACTTCGGATGCAGCTCAGGACTTGCGCCAAAAAATTGAAGCACTGACCGGAGAGTTGGAGTTTAATAAACAGAAATTAGATGCAGCCCAGTATGCCACATCTGATTTAGGTGAAGAACAGACAGAATGTGTGAGTGCTGTTGACAAGCTGAGAAACACGATTGCAGATCAAGAGTCTGAGCTGGACCGCCTGAAGGGTGCCTATGCATCCGTAATCATGGAGCAAGGAAAGAATTCGGCAGAGGCGAAAAAGCTTGCCAAAGATATTTATAATCTGTCTGGTGAGCTGAATGAGAACAAGGCCAAACTTAAAGCGGCTGAGGCTGCAGCCGATACCTTTGACAATGCATTGGAAGATGTGGGAGAAACCGTCATTGATGTAAAAGGCGGGTTTACAGTTCTTAAAGGTGCATTAGCAAACCTTGTTGCTGACGGATTCAGGCGTGCAGTTGATGCAGCAAAGGACTTTGCAAAGACCATGATAACCACGGCGGCAGATGTCAAAGCTGAGACCGCCCAGTTTGAACAGACCTTCGGACAATTCGGTGATGTAGCCACGGATGCCATTAACCGGGTATCGGATGAGTGCGGTATTCTCCCAACCAGGCTTAACAAGGTCGGCGCTGGAATTTATGCGTTTGCCAGGTCATCCGGGGCCAGCGTCAGCGAGGCCATGGAGCTGATGGAGACAGCACTTGTAGCAACTGCTGATAGTGCCGCATACTACGATAAGAGTCTGGAAGAGTCTGCTGAAACACTTCAAAGTTTCCTTAAAGGAAATTTTGCCAACGATGCAGCCCTGGGAGTATCTGCTACTGAATTCACCCGGAATGCGAAGGCAGCGGAGCTATTCGGAAAAAAATATGCTAATTTAAGCGAGATTCAGAAACAACAAGTATTGCTCAGAATGGTCACGGACTCTCAGAAGCTATCAGGGGCCATGGGACAGGCGGCTAGAGAATCGGATGGCTGGGAAAATGTTATGGGCAATCTGAATGAGACATGGAGACAGTTTAAGGCTCTTGTAGGTGCTCCGGTCCTTGAGGAACTAATTCCGCTCATCCAGCAGACTACAAACGATTTTAAAGCATGGACCGATGAAATCAACTGGAATGAGTTCAGAAAAAAAGTCCATGGACTTTTTACGTCTTTTAAAAATCTGTTTACGTTCATTGTTAAATATGGCGGGGAAATTATAACCATTATAACGACCATAGGCACAACCATTGCAGCGTATTTTGTGGTGAGTAAAGTGATGCTCCTTGCGTCCGCATTCAAGGGATTCTTTACTGCCTTATCAGCCGGAAAGGGAATATTGTCTGCATTATCAGTTGCCATGAAAGCGCTGAATTTAACTATGGCGGCTAATCCAATAGGTCTTATTGTAGTTGCTATTGCTGGTCTGATTGCTGGCCTGGTTATGGCATATAAAAAAGTTGACTGGTTCCGTGATGGCGTTGATTCGGCTTTTAGATTTATAAAAAATGTAGTTGGTGAAGTGGTCAAGGCCATCTCAAAATTTTTGAAAAATGACCTTGAAAAAGCGTTTGCTGACCCAATTGGATTTTTAAAAAAGAACTGGGCTAACATTGCGCTTCTGATTGCGAATCCATTTGCATTCGGATTCAAAATGATATACCAGCATTCCGAAACATTCAGGAATTTTGTAAATAATCTGTTTAGCAGTATTTTGGGATTCCTTGAGCGCTATTTTCCAGGTATCACAAAAAAATTTACGGGTTTTGTGAATGTTGTCCGCAACGCATTTGTAAAGGGTGATTGGTCATCTCTGGGTAAATATCTGGTGCAGGGGATTGCTAATGGAATTAAGGCCGGGGCCATGTTGCCTATAAAGGCAGTCCAGGCGCTTGCTAAAAATATATGGAACACGTTTAGGTCATCCCTGTCTATCCACTCTCCCTCTAAAGTCATGGAAGGCGAGGGTAAACAGGTTCCGGCTGGCGTGGCCCAGGGTATCACAAAGAATACCAAAGTGGCCGCAAAGGCTACAAAGGACCTTGCTAAAGTAGTTGAGGAAAACCTGACCATCAACAAGTCCAAATATGAGAAAATGCTGGACGGGCTGGTCACGGCGTTGAAAAAGCGTTTGGAGAAACAGAAGGACCTCAGAATCAAAAACATTGAGGCTGAGATGGAAGCAGAGGAAAAAGCCAGCTCTCGCCGCCTTAAAATGTATGAGGATGAGTACAACGCCAAGGTTAAAACACTGGATGCCCAAAGCAATTCTGAGATTGCAGCGCTCCAGGCCCAGATCGATGTCATTGAGAAGGCAGAGGAGGCCCGTGAGAAGGCTCAAGAGGAAGCAGAGTACAATTCCAAGGTCGCAGCCCTTAAAGAGCAAATCCTGGCCGCTGAGAGCGCCGAGGATAAAGCGGACCTGGAGAAAGACCTGGCCGACACGATAGCAGCGTGGGAGGAGAAAAAACGACAGGAGCAGGTACAGGCCGAAAAGGATTCCCTGCAAGCCCAAATAGATGCCATTAAAGAAAAGGCCGATGCTGAGAAGGAAATCCTTCAGGATCAGTATGATAAGCGGGTTGATGCAGAGAATAACCGCCTTGAAGCAGTTAAGGCCAGTACAGACGAGGAGAAGTCCTACTGGGAGGAGTACTATGATTCCAGGCTTGACGATGACCGTATCAACGCTGAGGCCCGTAAACTGGTCATGGAAGGTAATCAGGATGAGATTATCCGGCTCCTGGAGACATACAACCCTAAATGGCAGGATGCCGGGCAAAGTCTGGCCGATTCCTTGTTAAATGGCCTTAACAGCGAGAAGCAGAGCATACAGGATGCTGTTCGAGAGGCAATCGAATTAGGGGACACCATAAAGGACCAGGAAAAGGAACTGGAACGCCTTAATAAACTTGCGGAAGGTCAATCCGGGGGCGGTGGTGGAAAAGGCAGCGGTGAAGGTATGGACCTATCCGGCCTGTCCGATATGGAGGACCTGTCCTTACCTACGGATGATGTTAATGAGTTTGGAGATTCGGTTGAGGATGTCGGTGAAAAGGCTAAAAGCTCAGGTAAGCTCTTTGCAGGATTTAAAACCGCCGTGAAGCTGTTTCTCGATGGTACAGGTGGAACCGTAAATCAGGCATTCCGGTCAATTGGTCAAGGTATACTTACGTTCTTTACTGTTACGATTCCGGGATATTGGACTTCCTTTATCGCTACGGTATCCGGTTGGGGTACGAATATCCTTAATATCCTTAAACAAGGATGGCAGAATATTGTACAATTTTTTACGGAAACAATACCATGTTTTATTGACAGCATAGGCCAGTGGTTTGCACAACTGCCTGATAAGATATACGACACCATTGTAAATATTTTGGGCCATCTTCTGGCCTGGGGTATACAGCTTAACGAATTTGTAAGCACTCATGTTGCAAATTTTGTAAATGATATAGTGGACTGGTTTAAACAGCTCCCAGGAAAGATATGGGAGTGGGTCACAAAAGCCATGGAAAAGGTCACTAACTGGGGAACCAATTTGACCACATGGAGCACCACAAAACCCAATGAGTTTGTAACCAACATTATATCATTCATAAGCACACTTCCCGCAAAACTTTGGGAATGGTTTATACAGGCCATGACCAAAGTGCAGTCATGGGGTTCAGATTTAATTCAGTGGGCCACAACAAAACCTGCTGAGTTTGTGGGAAAGATAATCACAAAAATCAGCGAGTTACCAGGAAAATTCTGGACCTGGCTGCGGGAAGCCTGGCAGCGGGTTGTTGATTGGGGTACAGATCTTATGACCGCTGGTGCAAAGGCTGCTGAGGATTTGAAAAATTCTATCATTGATGGTGTAAAGGATCTGCCAGATAAATTATACGACATTGGCAGAAATGCACTTGAAGGATTCTGGGGTGGGTTGAAATCCGTTGCTGGAAGAATAAAGGACTGGGCAGAAAAATTTTTCCAGGATATACTGGATAAAGCGGAGGAAGTGCTTGACATTGCATCACCATCTAAAGCATTCAAAAAAATTGGACGTTATGTAATGCAAGGATTTCAGATCGGAATGGATGATGAATCCAAGAATGTCCTATCAAATATGAAACGAATGTTTACGGATTTAGTTGATACAGGCAGGAATGCAGCTACAAATACTTTGGGGAAAATGTCAGACAATATTGCTAAATCAGCGCAATATAAGGAACGTCAAGAACCACGTACAAAGAATGTGAATTACAATTTTTATCAGACTAATAACAGTCCTAAGGCGTTATCAAGGCTGGAGATTTATAGGCAGAGCAGGAATCTTTTAAAGGGGGCGAAACTGGCAGATGTTTAAACTGATTGTTGAGAATAAAGCAGGTATGAAGTTCGATCTAACAAACGAACGGACATTGAATATTATTTCAGTTGATGGCATTACGCCCCCTGAGGCTAACATTGTCACACATGAGATTGCAATGAATGACGGTACACGTTTTAACAGCGCCACAGTCAAACAGCGTAACATCGTACTCCACATCCGCATTATAGGGGATGTGGAGCATACCAGAATAAACCTGTATCGGTTTTTTCGAGTTAAACAGTATTGCAAAATATATTATGAAAACGGGAGCCGGAATATTTATTGTGAGGGATACGTGGAGTCAGTGGAGGGGGACCTGTTCACAAAGTCACAACAGATAGATATAAGTATCATTTGCCCTTCCCCATGGTTTCGGGAATTGGACCTGATATATTTTGACATGTCTCAGGTTTTAAGCCTGTTCGAATTCCCGTTCAGCATTGAGATTGAAGGAATACCATTCTCAGAGCTGGAGACAGAACTTCTTGCGCCAGTTATTAATTCAGGGGATGTAGATACAGGAATCATTCTTAAGTTGCACGCCACTGGCGAGGTTATCAATCCCCGTATCTATAACGCAGATACACATGAAATGCTGGGACTTAACTTTACAATGATATCCGGTGATGAAATTCATATATCAACACTACGAGGTGAGAAATATGTAAGGCATGTAAGGGAAGGCGTGATGACTAATATATTTAATTCATTGATGAAAAATCCGGCCTGGTTTCAGATACCCACAGGGATAACTAATTTTACATTTGATTGTGAAAGTGGCAATGAATTCTTTTCTGTCCAGTTTATCGGGCAAAATTTGTATGAGGGGGTATAAGGATGCAGTTTGATATATTGAACAAGAATCTGGAGTGGGTAGGTGTGATGGACTGTTTTAAGTCTGCAATATGGACACCACGCTATTATGATGTGGGAGATTTTGAACTGTATGTTAGTGCATCTAAAGAATCCCTGGATCTGCTACAGATGGACTATTATATCAGCAGAGATGACGATGATATGATATGTGTCATTGAAAAGCCCAATATTGTAACTGATGATGACGGGGGGAAGTTTCTTATCTGTACAGGCCGAAGTATACAAAACTTATTATCCAGGCGTATTATTTGGCAACAGACAAACCTCAACGGAACCGTGGAGGATTGTATCCGTAGGCTGATTGACGAGAATATCATAAACCCGGAAATACCTGAGCGCCGGATACCTGGTTTTATTATGGCTCCTAAACAAGGATATGCTGAACATATGGAAATGCAGGTTACTGGGGATAACCTGTTAGATGTGGTGACTAAACTCTGCAAAGCATATGGATATGGTTTTAAGGTCACACTGGATAATAATAAGCAGTTTGTATTCCAATTATACAGAGGTACAGACAGGTCATATAACCAGGCTGAAAATCCCTATGTCATATTCTCGCCAGATTTTGATAATCTGCTAACCGTAGACTACAGCGCAGATAAATCAAACTACAAGAATGTTGCACTTGTAGCCGGAGAAGGGGAAGGAACCGCCAGAAAAACGGCCATTGTTGGTGATGCTTCTGGCCTGAAACGATATGAGTATTTTGTGGATGCCAGAGACTTATCCACTAACAATGGAGAAATATCTGAGGATACCTATTATGTGCAGCTCACCGAACGAGGGATTGAGAATTTATCAACATTGGGTATACAGGAATTATTTAGTGGTAGTATAGCGCCCGATGTAAACTATGAATACAAGCTTGATTACAACCTGGGAGATGTCGTCCAGATAGAAAATGAATTCGGAATATCCGCAGCCCCACGAATTATTGAGATAATAGAATGTGAGGACGATAATGGATATTCCTTGACACCTACGTTTGATAGTCAGGAGGTGGCCTAATGGCAATTAGAAGTGGTTTTTTTAATAGCAGGAGTGGTGATAGAAAATACGATGCGGAGCAGATGAGCCGATATTTTGACAAGCTCATTACATCCGGGGTGTTTCCTAACCCGTCCACACAATTACAAGTGGTTGCTACAGATGGTATGATATTAAATGTATTACCTGGAAGGGGTATTGTAGACTGTCACTGGATGGATAACGATAGTAACCACTCAATTACTATAGATACCTCCGATGCTGTATTAAACAGGATTGATGCAGTAGTTATGAAACTGGACTTGACTGAGGATATACGGGATGTACATATCGAGGTCAAAAAGGGTACATTATCCACAGACCCAGTACCCCCTGCCATGACCAGAGATAGTTATGTACAAGAGTACTGCCTTGCTACGGTTTATGTTGGTAAATTGGTTAATGCCATCACACAAGCTGATATCACGGATACAAGAGCTGATACAGCCATTTGTGGCTGGATTACGGGACTTATTAATCAGGTAGATACCTCCGCTCTGTTTCGGCAGTGGCAGACGGCCTATGAGAATTACTATGATACATCCACGACAGCATTTAATACATGGTTTAAGGATGTAAAGGAAAATCTCTCAACGGCAACGTTAATGAGGACGTACAATCATACTCATATTACAACCGGGCAGGATAATGCCGCAATTCCAATAGGTATTCCACAATACAATATGAACCTTGATATATTACAGGTGTACATCAATGGATTACGCTTGATTCCAGGTACCGATTACACAATTGATTCAAATGTACAAATAACTCTTTCTAAACCTGTAGGAGTTAATACCCCTGTAAGTTTTGAGGTGTACAAATCAATAGACGGAGAAAAGGCTGAGACGGTTATATCACAAGTTGAATCCCTTCAAGCCACAATAGCCACGATGGAGAGCGCAATACAAACCATGCAAAACCAAATTGATTCATTGCTAAATCCTTAAATGATAGGCGGCCGGGAATAGCCGCCTATCGTTATTCTGGCTTTAGCCAGTTGAAGGCATTGGAGTTTTTCGCGTTCCGAAAAATGGAAATGCCTGAAACAGAAAACCACCTGCTTCGCGGGTGGTGTAGCAAGTGCTTATAGCACAAAAATCACCTTTCCGTTAGAATAGAGTTGTTCAAGCTACTATCTAAGAAAGGAAAGGTGATTTTAATGGCAAACAAGAATCATGATATGGCACATACAAAGTGGATGTGCAAATATCACATCGTGTTCACTCCTAAGTATAGACGAAAAGCGATTTATAATCAATACAAAGAAAGTATACGGGATATTTTAAAGACACTGTGCGGATACAAGGGGGTGGAAATAATAGAGGGTCACTTAATGCCGGATCATATTCATATGCTGGTAAGTATTCCACCAAAATACAGTATATCCAGCTTCATGGGATACTTAAAGGGAAAAAGTGCGCTGATGATATTCGATAAGCACGCTAACCTAAAGTATAAATACGGAAATCGTCACTTCTGGGCAGAAGGTTATTATGTCAGTACAGTAGGTCTAAATGAGGCAACGGTTAGGAAGTACATTCAGGAACAGGAGAAGTATGATATAGCAATGGATAAATTGAGTGTGAAGGAATACGAGAACCCCTTTAAGGGGTAGCCGGTAATACAAACGCCCTTTAAAGGGCGGCGACGAGTCAAGGGCGTAGTGGCTTGAACGAAGTGAAAGCCAGCGTCTTTAGGCGCTGGCCGGTAACAGCCCCTTATAGGGGCGAGCAAACCACCCGTTTGACGGGTGGTCATGATTTCAATCATAGTAATGTCTGAGCCATCAATTTTCCACCCATTTGAAAACCGTGTATAAAACCATCTTGTCCAGCAGCCATCACCATAAGTAAATGTAACTCCATGCAATTATCAAATTCGGCAATCAGCTCTGCCGGGATTTTCATACGTAAATCCTGTTCAGTTTGAAATGCATCTTTACGGTATTTATTGTAATCAGGAGAATACCTGCCAATATAATCACTGGGAGGCACGTCAAATCAATTATATATGCTCTTTATAAGCCTGTTCATGTTAGTCATCCAATCATCGGTATTTAGGTGTTATGGGGTTCAGCTCTTCCAGCCGTCATTATTTTAGTACAGGAGGCCGGACATGCTGTTTAGCATATTCACTGTACGCCCGTCTCACATTAAGACGGAGCCGAAACCTGTCATCCATCACCACAACACCTATTCCCCCATGCAGGCCATGAACCTGCCGCCGCCTGGAAGCGGATGGGGAAGGGCGGAGAGCCGCCCCTATTGATTATTCATTCCTATTCCGTGTCCTCCTGTTCATCATCGTACTCCAGCGCAATGTTCCCCGTCACGTCGATAAACTCACCATCCCAGGATGGAAACAGGTTCTGGGCAAAATCCTCAAGAGTACCGTCACACTCAATACCATGAGAATTAAAGGTAATCGTAACCCTACCACCATAATATTTAGCCATTAGTCAAGTCCTCACTTTCTCCCTGGCATTGCCCGGCCAGGGACGGGGAGAATAATTAATCATAATATTTACCTGTTTCCCTATCTAGTATTCGATAGGTGCCTTTGCGCCACTTTGAGGTCATCATGCAGCTCCTTGCCATATCAAGAGAATCAAAATCATTCCCTTTTCGCCATACAATTCCCCCCTTCCTATTTGACTTCTGTTTTTGTATCAAATATCTTTTCACTATCACGACCTCCTGTGAATACTATTTTCCAGCATACGCTTTTCGGAATCATCAATGAATCCGAACTTAAAACAATTGTCTATCATGTCGCAAGTTCCCAGATAGTCTCTGTCCGGGTCCATATCTACATTTTTCATTACTTCCTGATATAAAATAATTCGGGCATTTTCAGCGAGTGTCATACAATTTCCTTTCTGCCCTCGTAACCTCCGGGGCGGAATGACCTTAATAATATTTTTCCAGGACATTTCCGTCCAATGCGTCTAAAATCTTATCCGCCTCTGAGTCAAACCATTTCACCCACAATCGCATCTTTTCTTTTGTTTCTTCACCCAGGCCACAACTCTCTAATGTGGCTAGTCTCTTTATTTCTTCCGCTGCATCCCGTATCTGGCATAACTGCCCCTTCTTCATATACATGATTCATAACCTCCCATTTCTCCCCTGGAAACTGCCGGGGGAAGAACATTCTATTTAAGTTTATGAATTGCGCCTATGAAAGCATGTTTTAAGTTCGCAATTCTTTCAAATTCTTTATCTGTCATGGATATACCGGAATATAACCATACAGTTTTTATACTACCATCATCGTTCAAATCATAGTGACAATATAGCATGTGGTCGGCTTGCTTCGCAGCCTGCGCCTTGCAGGCCACTTCGTACCACATAGTCCGTAATTGCAGAATCTCCTTCAAGGTATCGTAACCATGAAAATTACCATCTACAAATGTGGGTATAAGTCTCATGTCCATCCTTTCTGCCCTCGTAACCTCCGGGGCGGGTATGTTGGTTTATGCTGTTATCTCGTCATGGAAAATATTAAACAATCCACTCGGAAATTGTGCGGTTTTATCATCTTCTTTCTCTTCTGGCGTTCTTCCTTTTAAGTTTTTGCAAGCGGTAATTTTAAAAGCCTTTCCATCCGCAGTATCTACTCTAAAATATGCTGTTTCAATCATGCCGTTTTTGTGATACTCCATAACGCTGATATTTGTAATAACGGGCTTTTCTCCGCAATATGGAATGTTCCTTTCCATGATTTCTGTTATGTGTTCCATGGTTGGACGCTTCCTGCTTTTTGGGTTTGCATACCGAACCAGTTCTGCTGCTCTCTGTTTGCTCTCTTTAATCCTTTTCATCATTTCTCTTGTCATTTTGATTTCCTCCTGTTTTCTGTTTGCCGTTCTCTTAACTTCTGACTATAGTATACACTATTCGTACGAATAACACTATATGCAAAATTCACAATTCGTACGAATTATTTTTGTGCAATTCGTACGAATAAATATAAAAGGTTGAAATATTCATCCCAATAAGTTATCCTATATCTATAGATAGGAGGACTTGGTATGGATGCTGTAAAAAGAAATGTCTTATTTAATAAACCAGGAGGAACAGCGAGTAAAAATGCAATGATGGTCAGGGTAACAATACCACCTGAATTTGTAAAAGAATTGGGAATCACGCCAGAAGATAAAGAAGTTATTATGTATATAGAAGATGATAAAATTATTATAAAAAAATCTTGATATTCGTACGAATCGCACTTGCATTATTCGTACGAATATGCTATAATAAAGATAGTTAAGGGAGGCAAGGTCTTTAACGAGTACGAGGAGGAAAGGAACTTGACAGAGGAAATGAGCCTATTTAAAAGTTACTTAAGGAGATTGTTACAGGATTTGAAGGACTTAAAAGAAGCACTAAAAAACAAAGAATATGAGCGGGCCGAAACAATGGTGGACAAACTCATAGACGATACACAAAAGGGTATCGAGGACAATTAAAAAAGTCCCATAAGGCTTAAGAGAATGAACCAAGGGAGGGCGGGCTTGCCACCGCTCCCCCGATTCAAAATTAATTATAGCAAAACATAAGGAGGTTATCAATATGAAAACTTTTAAAGGATACATAAATTATGGATGTTTAGCCGCTGAGAAACGCCCCGTGTTTACCGAAGGGAATCCGCAGGCAACGGCAACGGTCAGTGAACCAGTAGAATACACCGTGCCGGAAGGATGGGGGTGTGATGAAACAGAAATGGGCATTGTATTGACAGCTCCATGGGGGGTGGACTTATGCTCCCAACGAATTGCTGGAGGGAAAAGAAAATCCGCAGTTCCATGTAATCAACAAAGATGGCGATGA